CAGTTTAGATATTTGTATTGAGTAGTCTAGTTTTCTGACTCTGTTATCTTCTGAGCCTTTGTTATTCTTGAGGACAATAATGTCTTCTATCTCTTGATGCCAAATCGGGAAATGAACCGTTGCCGAACCCCCGCGAACGCCATTTTGAGTACAACAACGGACTGTTGATTCGAACTTTTTAAGAAACGGAATAACTCCTGTGTGTTGGACCTCTCCGCCCCGAATTTTTGAACCCAATCCTCGTATTCTACCTGCGTTGATACCAATTCCCGCACGCTGAGCGACATAACGACCAATAGCCATGTCAGAACTAAAAATGCTGTCAAGAGTATCGTCGCTATCGACAAGAACACAACTAGCAAACTGTCGTAAAGGAGTCCTAATACCAGCCATGATCGGTGTTGGAATGTTAATCTTGAATGACGAAACGCTATCATAATATCTTTTAACATATTGTAACCTGTTTTCTTTTGGATATTCTTTGAATAGAGTAGCTGCTATCAACATATACATATATTGAGGTGACTCGTATAATTGACCTGAACTTCTGTCTTGAACAAGATACTTATCTACAACTTGTCTTAGTCCAGCATATGTAAACAACAAATCTCTGTCGTGTTTCATATAACTGTCTAGTTTTTCCCATTCCTCGTCACTATAGTATGTTATCAATTTCTCATCATAGACATTATAATTGATATTTCTTAATACTATATCTTTAAGAGGTGGGTAAATCTCAGAATCTTTCCACTTAGTGTTGAACACACTTTTTCTTACTTGAAACAACAACAATCTAGCTGCTACATATTGATAGTTCGGTGTTTCCAAACATATCAGATCAGCTGCTGACTTTATGAGAATACTTTGTATCTCTGTTGATGTGATTCCATCATAAAATTGTAAACCCGAATTCATCTCGACTGACGATTCAGATACTCCTGCTACATCTCTACACGCAGCCTCTACCATTCTATGTACTTTCTCTAAATCTATGGCCTCTGTTTGACCACCACGTTTAACTACGAATGCTGTATTATCACCCACTTACTTTACTCCAGTCACTCAAAGCCATCTTCGCTGACAACCCTGAAAATTTATTCTTATTAATAGTGTCTTCAATTATAGTTGAGGACAACCCGTTCAACACCATATCATTGATGTCTTTTTCTTTTATAGACTTAGGCCAAATACATACTGTAAAACCATCTTCTATCATGTGAGATAAGTGTTTTATGATCTCAGGGTTTCTTGGTTCATTATCAAACACAATTACAGCTTGCTCAGCTGGAACTATTGACTTCAACTTTGAGAAGTCACTACCAGCTACGGCGATTGCGTTTTGTAAAAATAAACTGTCAATAGGGCCTTCTGTAACGTAAACTCTTTTGTTGTAATCGACTGTTCGTAAGCCGTAAATGAGTGGTTCTTTATCATCAAATTTTAATGTTAAATATCTTAGTTTGTTGTTATTTAGAGCCCTACCTGAAACACCAATTAGTTTTCCTTGTCTAGAATAGAAAGGTAATACTAGTCTTGGATCATTTCCAAATACTCTATCTTTATACTTATAATCTAGAGAACTTAGAGACTGACAATTCTCAATCGCGTACAATTCGTCCCATTTATCTTTCGGAATCTGTCTATGATTGAGATAATCAATAGCTCTTTTTGAGTCTATAGCGAGTACACACCCGACCTTTTTGAGAGGATCATCTTTAAATACAATCTTACTCTTAGGTACTATAGTCTTATTTATAGTCGGTTCTTTCTTATAGAATTTCTCGACAGCGTACTGCTTCCACAATGTTGAATCTTGTTCTTTCAAAAACTTCGCGAAGCTTTTCGATTCACCACAGTTGTGACATTTGTATACGAATGTTTCTTTGTAAACGAAGTGATATCCTCGAGCTTTGTGAGGATTCTTCTCTGAGTCACCACAATAGGGACATGAATGATTTAATAAATCTTCATTTTTCCATTTGGGGTTTCTGAATCTACTAGAGATCAAACGCAGATATTTTTTATCTACCCATAACATAATTTATCTATAGTATCTATTATAACAGCTTTCGCTGTGTTGTCAAGGTCAGTCCTTGAATAGTATAATTATTTCACATTGAACTGTTTCATTACAGAAACTTCTCACAAATTCAGAAGCAGAAGATAAATCATCTCTGCTTCTGACTTCTATTGTGATAATAGAATTACTTCGATTTGAAGTTAGGCTCTCAGAACGATTTCTGAATTGTCGAAAGGAGCTTACTCTTTTGGGCTTTCTTCTGGTTCTTGCATTTCGTCAGTTTGTTCGTCCACGTATTCAGCACCTGACTCGACAACACCTGCTGTGGTGTCAATGACAAAGGCTGTTGCGTCAACAACATCTTCAGCGACTGCTGAGACTACAGTAGCAGTTCCACCAACTACGGCATCAACTGTTCCTGTTACAATCTCCTTTCCACCTTCCCATACTGAATTCATAGAAGCGCATGAGGCAAGTAGAATAAGAAAACTTATAGCTATTAAGTTTTTCATAACTTTATTCCTTTTTTTTATTATTATTATAATAATTTAATTAAAACACTACGCCAACTGCGCTAGTGCTGCGGCACTTCAATGTGCCTACCCTATATTTATGTCTTAATGATTCTCTAATATTCGTAAATTGTGAGCTGAATGATATAAAAAATCATACGTTATTTCAATCGAATGTACTATTAATATTATTGTAAGAAGAAAGGCGCATACCTTTAACCATTTAATCATGTGTTTCATAATATTTCCTAAGTATGTTCAAACTTTGAACAAACTCTATATATCTATTATAACAGCTTTTGTTGAGTTGTCAAGGTTAGTCTTTTTCTCTTGGAAATAGACCGATAGTTGGTCTTCTTGAGTCACTACCATTTGTCACACCAACAGCATCTTGAGTTGATCCGTCTGGATTTTTGATAGTTACATTTCTGTAGTAGATAACAACCTCTTGAACTTCTCTTAAATATCGTCTTAACTCTTGCATATTAAAGCTCATTAGTTCATAATCGTCTATTGTCATTGCGACAAAGACCACATCTCCACCATTTAATTTCTTAATGTCATCTAGAAATCTGTCAAGATATGTGTAGCCGTCTGGCCATGAAGGGTTTTCTTTACCAAGAGTACAGTCTCTTTTACCTTCTGGATTCTTATTACAAGGATTAGCTATCTTGGCTTCACTCACAACAAACCATTTAGGATCCTTTAGATCAATAGACCTAGGCATAGTAGGTTGAATGATCTCAATCTCTATAGGTTTAGATATTACTTCTACTTGTTTTGATGCACAACCACTAATTATTAGTAGTGGAAGCATCGTCAAGATTGTCAAGCATTTTACTGTCATTTTCAATCGTGATGAATATTTTCGCTGTTCCATCGTTTACTCTCTTTTCAATTAGACCTGGTTTAGCTATTGCTAACTTATTCAAATTATGTCTTTTGAATATGTCTAAGTATCTAGTCATTTCACCTTCAATCTCAGCATTTCTAGCTGTTAAATTGTTTAAGGCTTTTCCCTGTCGTTCAAAGTTCTCTTTAATTACTTCTATTGTTTTTTTCTGTTCATCAACAGCAAAAGTTAAGGCCATGTTCTCAGCCTTTACTGCTTCGTATTGATTATATAAGAAATAGGATCCCATTCCCATTACTAAGATGATACCCATTAATACTTTACTCATAATTCATTGTACTCTCTAATCATATAATCGATAGGAGTTTGAGTTTTGATTTCAACCACTCTATCATTTATATCTTTAAAAATTATGTGTTTTGGAGTTATCTTGATTTTCTTCTTCACGATAAATTTATGAGTTTCTTTCTGATCAAAAGCATCTCTGTATGTGATCCAAATCTCATAATACTGACCTCGAATAAGTTCAAGTATCCAATTCCATATTCTATTCATTTCTTTCTAGCTTTTCTTATCGCTAGTTCCTTAACTCTCCGTAAGAGTTTCTTTTTCTTTCTGACTACTACTGTAGATGAATCGTCACCAGTACCTGCTATGTGTGGGCCTGTAACTGACCCCATATCTTCTGACTTTAACTTGAGTTTCTGAGCTCTGAGTCTAGGTTCTCGTCTGTTGTAGTGTTGAGTTACTAAAGAAAGATTCTTCTTATCATTATTTAATGGATCATTATCTTTATGATGTACATCTTTACCATCACCTTTTTCAGCTTTACCTTCTTTTTCCATTTGTCTACGAGCTCTCTTACGAGCTGCGTTTCTAGCCATTTGTTCTGGTCTAGAATGATAGTTTTCTCTTTCTTTCTTATAATTTCTCATAAACATTTTCTGGTGTTGAGACTACATATGGATCTTCTCCATGATTGTCTTCAATACCTTCCTCGGCGAACATTTGTTCTACTATACCGTTATTTATAACAACAGCGTATCTCCAACTCCTCATTCCGAATCCTAAATTAGTCTTGTCAACTAACATACCCATTTTTCTTGTAAATTCACCGTTTCCGTCAGCTATACATTTAACTTTGAATCCGTCGGTATGTTGTTTAGCCCACGCGTGCATGACGAACCCGTCATTGACTGAAACACAATATATCTCATCAATTCCTTTCTCTAAGAATTGATCGTACATAGCTTCATAGCCAGGTAGTTGTTTACTTGAACAAGTTGGTGTGAAAGCACCGGGTAATCCGAATACGATTACTTTTTTTTCTTTGAATAAATCCCACCCTGATCTAGGGTCCATTGGTTGGTTTAGGTAAAATTCTGGTGATGTTAGATTCATAATATATCCTCTCTAATTATCTATCTCAAGTCATGTGCTGTACAGTACATCATTAAGTTTTTATCAACATTATACATACGGAATACATTTACTCCGTATACTTTTCCAGCTGGTTTATTAACAGCTTGAATTATTGTATCACCTCGTTCAGCTTCAATGTCTTCATCAATGATCATTTTTCTGGTTAAGGTGTAAGTTCTTTCGTTTTGTAGTTTGTTTACTGGTCTGAATTCTTCTAATAGGTTAGCTTCTAGTGTTCCTGATTCTTGTAAGTATTTGAATACTTCTTTATCCAGCTTCGTGCCTTTTAGACCAGTGTGTTCTTTGATTAAGAATAGAGCCGCGGCATATGAGGATAAGCGAGCCTTACCTAATGGTAACATTTCGATTAGTCTTTTTAAATTGAATACTAATCTGTGTAAAAATGTGTAAGCATTCTTTCTTTCAGTAGTATTAACTTTTTCTGATTTGATTCTTTTACCTTTGTCAGTTATCAATCCAGCTTTAAACGCTGCTTGTTCTGTCCAAGGTGTTGTTAAGAGTTTTAATACTCTGAAGGTGATTACCGTGTCTAAAGCTCTTGTGGCCATTTATAATTCTCTCATCTTTTCTATTACTGATTTATCTAAAGGTATTTCTTGTCTCCAACCTTCATCTACATATCCTAAGTATAATAAACAAGTTTTAAGAACTGGCCAGTAGTCTTTGTCGAGTTTAAACTCTAACATTCGTATAGCGTTTTCTACGCCAAATAGATTATTCAGTACAATGAGATGATTGAGAATCAATCTCTCTCTTAGTTCACCGTTGTTGTAATATCTTTTTAGAAGTCTTTTAAGATAACGAAACCTTCGTATGTCTTCATAGAATTCTTCTGTAGATGTACACTGCGGGTTATCGTAATGTCTAATCGCGTATAAGGTAAAGTTTTCTTCGTTCAGCTCTTCAAAAATATCCATCATGTAAGTATATATGACTTACGAATGTTATTGAATCTTACCTGCTACCCTAAATCCACCTTGTGGCATTCTTTCGTAATCTATACTCAATGTTAAGTTCTCAGGTATAGTTGGTACTAATACATGAGTCTCAGCTGGATCTAATTTCTCTCCAAACTGAGTAATTGGTAATGATAGACTACCTGAATCACCAGGTGTTTCTGTTTGTACATCAAATGTGAGTCCTAGTTGTTGAACTTTTCCAGCTAAGTTAGTTAAAGCGGCGTCCACATTCATGAACTCCTGTGCCATAACACCTTCTAGCCAAGCGTTAACCCTAGTTTTCACATCAGCTTGATCTAATCTGTGAAAATCAGCTGGGATATCCGAAGTTATCCCACCTGAATGATGCGTCTCTTTAATATAAGTCTTAAAACTTTTCATAATTTATTCCTAATTACGCTACTACTGTAATTGAACCAGCTGCTGTTCCGATAGCGGCTAACTGAGTAATAGTACTATTTGTACTTGTTCCAGCGTCTTTAATAGTACCTGAGTTTAACGCCATTGCGTTAGCTCCGATTACTAAGACATCATCAGCGTTTGTAGCTGCGTTAGCTGCTGCAATTGCTAGTGTGAATACTAACTCATTAGTTCCTGTACCAGAAGCGTATGGTAAGTTGTGAGGTCCACGACCTGTACTAGCACCTTCGTTTCCGTTAGTTACTGCTAAGTATGGTACACCACTACCTGTAGCTACATCAACTGCTTCGTTGAATCTAGCTCTTACTGATAGACTAAATCCGGCTGATTTATCAGCTACTGTTGTAATCCATTCTAATTCTGTTATATCTGCTGTTCCAATTGAGGTTGTCAATGAACCTATGGCTACTAAAACTTCTGGTGTTGCACTTGTATTGTCATTACCAGACATTGTAGAACCTGATTCTATTGTCCAACCACCGGCTGCAGCGTAGACTTCTTTCTTTTGTGCAGTAGTCAAGTGTTTAGGCTTGGCCTCGTCTGCGTCTGTTGCTCCCCATAATGGCATTTTCTTTATCTCCTAAAGATTATTTATAAATATACTATCTATTTAGTATTTTAAAGAACTTGTTAAAACTATTTTTATCCTTTTTCATGGCTTTTTGTATATCGCCACGTTGGGATGGTTTTAACTTATTCAGTTGTTTGAGTACATTCTCAGCTTCTCTTTTAGAAACTTTAATCTTACTCTTATCGTCTAGTTTAATTTCACTACCACCACTTAGGTCGGCAGCACTTTTAAATTGAACAAATACATTTCGATCAGCTTTATCTTGTTCACCTTTATTACCTTTGTTATTAAAGTAATCAACCGCTGATCTTGTTATTAATTCGTCTTTGGCATCTTTGTATTTACCACTCATCTTGAGTGCTAACTTATCAATCATACCCTTTAATTCTCTTTCAGTCTTAGCTTTCATAACTAAAGCATGAAGAAGATTATTACCTGCTTGTGTCGGCATGCCCAAATCTGGTGCTTTTCTACCTTCTGAAATCATTTTATTTATTACTTAGTTCCCGAATGAGGGGCCTTTGATGTATCCTAACTTTCTCATTTTCTCACGGAAATTTGTTGTTCTTCCGTCTACTCTAGATTTTTCTCCAATCTCTCTCTTAGTAAGACCTGCTTTCTTTAATGATGCGTCATTCTTACCAATTGCTTTTAAAGTATCAACAAATTTCTTTTTGTCTTTTTTATAGGATTTTAGATTATCCATAAAACCATGTAGATTAACTAATGCTATTAGAATTTTGTTCATTCTTTTATCTTTCTGAGCCCATACATTAGGGAAGTCTTTTTGAATTCCTGCATCACCGATAGATACTTCGTTGATATTTTCTTCTTTGACACCAAGTTTTTTCATTTCAGCGGCAATTTGTTTGTTGATAGCTGCAACTTCTTTTGATGCTGTAGGGCCTTGTGCGACTAGCTTAGCTTTTTTGACAAGAAGGTCTGAGTATTTTGTGAATTTACCTTCACCTACTTCTATTGATTCTTTCTTCTCACCATCACCTTTCCAATTCTTGTCAATGTAATCAAAGAATTCTTTCTTCTTATCATCATCTAACTCAGCTGGTGAAGAAACATCAAATTTCTTCAATACTGATTTAAAGAATTTTTGATAAGCTTCTTGATCTTCTGTAGTTAAAGCTTTAAAGAAGTTATTGTTAGCATTTTCATTAGCTGTTCTCAAAAGTGCTTTAACTTTAGGATCATCTGATAATCCTTTCTTCAATTTCTCGATTGCGCTTATAGCGCCTGTCATATTACCCATGTAATATCTCTTATCGAAGGCTATACCACCTGCTTGTTTAATTAGTTGAGCTGAGAACTTAGCCTCAGTAATATCTCTAAATGTTCTCACGTTATTTTCCTCGTTAATGTATTTGTATGTGAATGATTTACCTGTATATTTGTCTTTGACATTGAATGTGTTTTCACATAATTTTAAAACTGGTCCGGCCGTCTTTTGACCATCTGGTTTTACAAATTCGACCTCTTCACTCATAATATAAGAATCTTCTATTTGATCTTTAGTGTATTCTATAGGCAATTGTTCTTCTGTTATAGATTCTAAAGCATATATCATTCTTTCTGTTTCTCTATCTTCAAATACATCTTGTAAGTCTGATTTAGTGTAACTGATAAAGCCTTGTTTACCTAATTGTTTTTGAATCTGTTCTATTTGTAATTCTTGATCGGTAATCATTCCGAATGAATTACAAGCTTCTGTTATGTCTAATTCTGTGGCATGTCTCTTACCATGACCTTTAATATCTATAGCTATTGCTCTTGGATATTGTTGTGATTTTAATTTGAATGGTGATTGTTTAGCGTGTGTTCGTTCTTCTTTAAGTTGATCTTCTCTTGAAACTTCTTCTTTGATACCCAATCGTTTCATAGCTTTTTTAATGATAGGTCTCGCATCAGTATTTGGATTCTTTTTACCAGCTTTAGCTAGATCATCTAACATCTCATCATCACCAATCAATGGACCGATCTTTTCTATAGCTGAATCACCACCTATACCAAGACCAAGGTAATTTTTCATTAAATCTTTTACTCGTTTCTTTTCTTTAGAAGTTTTCGGTATCGCCCATGTACCTTCTTTAACTTCTTCTTTTCTTGAACCTTTCTTTTGTCCGTAATAGTCCTTTAAGAACTCTTTAGCTACTGATAATGAAATATTGAAATTTTTAGCTATCTCTTTAGCTGTAGCTCCTTGTTGTATATCAATAAGAAGATCACCCATTTTACTTTCATCTATGCTGTGTTCTTTTAGTTTTCTTTTATCTTTCTCGGCTACTCGTATTTTTGTTCCGTCTTTGGCTATCCATTCTTTCATACCCATCATTTTTTGAGCTAAATTGACAAGTGTTTGGATACTAGCCGTTTCCATTTTCTTCTTATTAGCGTCATTGACTTTAGCGTATGCTTTAGTAATAACACTTGCAGTAAACATATCTATTGTTATACCACTAACCTTAGAAGCACCTTTAGTGTCTACAATTTTCTGTAGATCAGGCATTAAGTTTTTAGCTTCTTTAAGTCCCATTGTATTGTTTTCGAACTTGAATATACTATCAAACGCGAACTTGGAATATGTCTTATATCCCATCTTAGCTAATTCTTTTTGTATTAAACCTCGTTGATATTCAACTGACCCTTGTGCTTCTGTACCTAGAGCTAGATAGGCTTTCTTAATTTCTTCTTCGCCAGCATGATCTTTTCTTTTTAATAAACCACTATCTTTTTTATCATCCTTTTCATCAGCTGCTTCTTGCATGTAGTTCATTTTCTCAGCTTGTTGCTGATACCGCGTCTTCGCGGGTTGATTCTTCTGGATTTCTTCGATAGCTTTACGCAAATCTTTAAAATCTGTAATACTTTTGTTGTTAGACATAGATTTAATTACTATTAAGTGCTATACCGACAGCTTCTACTGTAGCATGTCCGATTAATGTGTCTGTTGGGTCTTTCTGAATAATTACTTCCTGTTGACCTTCGACTGTGAATGTACCTATAGTAGTAGTACCTACATTGGCTAATGTTACAAGTTGTTCCGCGCCTACGGCACCTGTGTTAAGTAATCTCACATAACGGCTAAGGCCGATATTAGAAACAGTGGAAGCGTGTAAATTGGCTTCGGTTGTTATGGGTTTCCATGGAAGTGACATTGTTTTAATTCTCCGTTATTGTAATGTATTTATGTATTTATATTTTTATAAAATCTGATTTAACCCACGGATCCGTGAGTAGGTTGATATTTATCCCAAAGACTAGTATAAGTAGCATCATCTTTAGTATTATTTTTAATTACCCAAAAATTCTTCTCGAAGTCACCTAATAGTGTATCAGCATTTGAGCTTCTGTCTACTTCTGTAGCAGATGTTTGTAAATCTAGAGGAATCGTATAACTAAATTGCATTGTTTCTAGGGGTGTTAATGATGAATAATCAGGAATATCTATTTCTGTAGGTACTCCATCATCTCTAACCCAATGTTTTTTAGTAGGTACTGTTGATTCTTTGTAAATAGAAACTTCTATTGAAACTGCATGTGTAGTTCCATCAGCTCTTCTACTAAAAGTATATGTTGAATTCATACTTAACATCCAAATCCTCCATAGCTATGTGTCACACCACCACTAGCTGTAACTACTACTTCTGTATAACTCGGTTCGTATGCATCACCAGAAGGTGATGTTGGCCATGTCCAGTTAAACCTAGCACCAATAGTCATTGTACTTAGTCCACTCGCGTTATTGGCTCCTTCACAATTAGATGCAACTCCAACTTTATATCCTACCTTAGTAGCACCTAAGTTAGTTGTTGAATTTGTTCCATTAGCTACTGTAGATACTGATCCACCAGAACCAAAACAAGTTCCAGTACCAGAATTCGTTATTGTATCGTAACTCATTGTACAACCTGTGGGTAGCATACCTGATGTGTTTTCAGTTATAGTACCTAATACTGTAGCGGCTGTTAAATTAGTAAGAGTACCACTTGAATCTATTTTCCGAGCGTGGCCATTAGTGGTACCAATTGAACCCCTCTGTCCGTAGATTGAAATAGTTGAACCACTCTTTGTACACCATATCTGAATTTCGGCTCGGGCGACCGCGATGCAGTTTGCACCCGTGTCATCTGTGGGGTGTTGAACTACTGGAGTACTTGCATTTCCTATTTTTGATTGCATTGGATCATATCCGACCCACTCACTAAATGAATATGTTGATGAATTTAATCCCGCTGAACCTGTACCCTGTGCTGCCACTACTGTACCTGATGTCTTAGTTGTATCACGACCATAGGCCCATGTTTCCTTCGCTAATGCATATGTACTTCCAGCACCAGTTCCAGCTACATTCTGTTGTTTAACTTCTTTACCTGAAAGTTCCTTAAAGCTTACATTAGTTGAAGACATCGCTGAACCTGATCTGGCTCCTGTAGCATTTTTTTCAGCGATTATCGCCGAGACACTTACATTTGTTGATGCGATTGTCATGCTTGATACTCTCTATATTTTTTCATTGTACTTATATTTATGTCTTTTGATTCAACAGAATTATAACCTCTTTTAACAGCTTCTATCCATTGAAGAGCTGGTTGATTTAACTTAGCGGCCCATACTGTAAGTTTACCCGCTAGTGATTTATCAATAGTTCCGTCTTCATCATTCTGTACTTCGTGATATTCTTTAGACCCCGCTGATCTTTTTAATACACCTTTAACCTTCTGAGCTCCCGTCCATGAGAATTCTACGACTTTATCTGGTAAAGTTCTGTCTCTATTTTTATTTCTTTTCTTAGCTGTCTCTAAACTTGTATTTATAAAGATTACTTTAACATCATATCCTGTTTTCTGTAACATTGTTATGATCTTTTGTGATTTTTGTTGATCACCTGATGTTGAATCTATGATAACTCCCATTCGGGCCTTGATTAGAGTTGTTAATCTTTTATCAGTAGATACTTTAGCCATAGCTCTCGCGACTTCTCTATCCTCTATTTCATTCTCTGGCATCTTGAGAGATAGTCCCTTTCTTTTTAATAGTTGTACGAAGAATACATCGGAGTTCACAACTACTAGACCCATACTAGCTAATCCTAATTCTTTAGCGACTCTTGATTTACCACTACCTGGACCACCAGCTAGTATAATAGCTTTAAATATTCCAGGATCATGAATCCCTTCACTTATATCTAAGACTAAATCTTCTTCTTTGTAATTAAGAATTGTATCCATATTTTCTCTTGGCCATGTTCATAGCTGTTGCGTGCATTACTTCGTCTGATCTTCCCGCGTATTTTTCTTTAAATTTATCTCGTTCTTTCTTGAGTTCTTTGTACATCTTTTCTTTGTATGCTAATACATTTTTCGGTAATTCTTCTTCGTTTCTATTTCTATCTAATTTAGAATAGTCTATTATATTCTGGCCAGGTGTAAAGCTTTGTGCATACTCTCTGCCTTCTTCTGTACCCCATTCATGAACTGATGGATCATAAATTTCATACATAAAGTCTGGGAATATTTCTTCTGTTACACCCATACCAGCCTGTACAGCTGTATATAATTGTTTCCCGAGTTTATATCCTCTTGGCAATGCGTTCAAGAAAGAATCTTTATCACCAGCATGTACAAATTGTCTCATTTTAGAGGCCGACATCCCTTCTGCTCCTTCTGCGTCTGGATCTCTATCTCCGGCTGATACAACTTTAATTGATTTAAATTTATAATATCCATGAGCAGATTTTATACCATTATATTTTTTTATTAGTCTATCAAATTCACCTATTCTATCTGAACCTACAACCATTTGTATGTCTCTATATCCGTCATTATAGAGACTAGTAAGAACATTGAATATTGTTCTAGAAGCAGATGATGCGACATTGATACCTCTTGGTAACATAGGATTCATAAACTTTCGTATCTGAGCATTTGTTAAAGGATTCTTTGTCTTGTCTGTTGTGTGAGTAGTATATATTAATACATCTCCTCCTTTAGAAATCGATTTCATCTTAGTGGCCAGTTTCATGTGTCCGACAGTAGGTGGATTAAAACGACCAAAAGTAAATGTTACTCCTTTATCTGAAGCTTCAGTAATCTCTTTAAAACTTTTAAATTCTTTACTCTCGTATTTAACTCCTAACATTGATTGTACAGTTCTTTTTCTCTGTCTAGTATAATGTTCTATCTCACCTGCAAGAGCCGTTTTATCATCATATTCTAATGATTTGAACCACTTCTTGAAAAAATCAAATCCCTTCTTTGATTGTTTCTCACCTTCAAAAGCTAAAGATTGAAGGACCTCTGGCATACCTTTAAGTGTGCTCATTTGTTTCATAGCTTTTGTAACTAATTTATTAAAATCGTCTTCTGTTTTAGTGCTCATTACTTTCTATCTTTCTTTACTTGTTTTTTCATATCTTCTAAGTTTTCATCAGCCCCTTTAGTACCATTCCACACATAGCCTTTAGGTGGATCACCTGTAATCCAATCACCATCATCTTCTGTTGGCTCAGTCTGTGATGGATATGAGGGTAATGCGAACTCTGCAAATGTTTTAAGTTTTTTTATCATTTTATTTATCCCAATTTTTTGCTACTGTAAAGTTATTAAAACTAAACTCTAGTTTATCTACTATTTTAACAGCTCCTCCTGTTTGGTCAATAGCAACATAACCTTCAGGATTAACAACTTTTAACCCTTTATCTGTTTTTACAAAAGTTTTAGCTATTCCTTTAGCCTCATTTAATTTTCTAACAATCATCATTTTAGCTTCTAATAAAAATCTCATAAAATCTACTACATTTTTTAATGCAGTTGTTGCTTTTCTAATTTCTGCTAAATGTCTTTTTAAATTCTTGTCACCTTTATTTTTAAGCCACCAATCGTTAAAATGTTTAAAATACATTTGTACAGCTTTTCCAGAAGCTGGTAAAGGTTTTCCTGCTCTTGTATATGTATTTAGATAACTTTTAAACCCGACTCCAGGTGGAACTGTGTCTTGCCATTTTAAAAACTTACCGAAACTTGCTGAATCTATTTTTTGAAATTGTTTTCCAGCTGATGATAATAACTTAGTTACTGCAACTGTTTCTTTAGCTGTAAAATTACCCTTACCTGATATATCTCTAAATTTTGCATCATCTTGCCATACTGTAGTTGATTTACTAGGTATCTTAGCTCCAAAAGAAGCCTTTAAATTTTCTACTGAATCGCCCTTATATGTTGTATGCCAAACAACTCCTATCTTAGCGGCTTGAATCTGATCCCCAAGTTGACTATCTTTAGCTACAGCATACATAATTGTATTGGGCGTAAATGTATGATATGATTCTCCATCAATATCCATTGAAGCTATATCATCTGTAAACATTAAATCACCTTGTAATATTTCAGTCATACCCAATTTACTAAACTCGGCTAATGCTACTTTAAGTTTGGCGGCTAACTCTCCAGATTTATCTGCATCTATATCTGCGTCTGTATGATAATATGCTGTGTCAGCCTTGCGTTTCCTGAATAAACTTTTTGTAGCTACAAAGAACTTGCCCGTTTCGGGATGCGGTCCTGCGAATACAGCTGGTGCTCCGTCCCATTTGACTGTAACATTTAACTTAGACTTTGAACTACTAGCAAACATATCTCTTAATGATTGAAGAAAGTTTATAGAACTGCGACCACCGGCAATACCAAAATTTAGAATCTCATCTTCAAGATGTTCTAAATGTAAGTTCTTTCCTGCTGCTTCTGTTAAAAATTCCATACTACTTTAAAGCCTCTTTAAATTCTTTTGATAACTGTGCCTGAAAACTTGGTGCTGATTGAAAGTTTCCTTTATATCTTAACTGTAAATCAGCTATCTTAGTTGCGCCTATATTTAAATCGAAATGAACTATCGCTGCAGTAGCTCCTTTATCAAATGCTTGTACTTTCTTTAAATTCAATGACATATTAGCTTTACCTGTTTTAAATAACTCATCTAATTTTGTAGCCATTACATCAACTGATAAAAAAGAGCCTGTTTCTACCACTAGACCACTCTTTAACATTCTACCTACACCTGTTACTAGAGCGTATTCAAAATTAACAGATTTTAATTCTTTCAATGTAGTTTTAACTATTATTTCTAGTAAAATATCAGCAAATATCTCAGCTTCTGATACAATGGCATCGGCCATTGGTTTTAGAATTGTACTTGTATTACTTGATAATTGTTTATTAATAAACTCATTTGGTATTCTTTGTACGAAAGTTTTCCAGTTTTTAGTAGTTATACCAGGAAAACGAGGTGATTTACCTAATTCTTTCATTGTTGACTTATTTAAGTATGGATCTCCATCTTTTGTGATCGCCTTTCTCGCTGTTCCTTTTTTATTTCTATCTTTCCATTGTAACTTTGCCGCAGCTTTAACTATTAGTATATAAAACTCACCAGCGGCTAATTCTAAATCATCAGCGACTGCTGGTGCACCATCTACTCCAGACTTTCTCAATAAAGCGTAAAGACTATTATTAATTATTGTCGGATCAACAGTTGTAGCTGATTTTTTCTTCTTTAATGAAATTCCAATATAAGTATCATCTTTCTTGATTATGAAATCAGAAGCATTGAAATCTTTCATACCATATTTTGTTCTTTTAAACCCAGAAACATCATCATGCCAAGCTTTAGCTGTTAGATAAACTTTACTAGCACCACCATACCCTTTTTTAATTATGATTCTAGCTGCTGATACAGCTTGTGCTAAATTACCATAATCATTATCCATAGCTTCCAACTCTAGTGATGTATATCCTTCCACTTTTTTCGGTACAATTCCTTTAACTTTTTCTATAAGAGCATCCATTTCTTCTACAGTATTTACTTTATCAAACTCTGTTAATGTACATAAAGCTGCTGTCATTAATTCATTCGGATCTGCTGTAGCTCCACCACCACTTTTGCCATCAGGTCTTGTATTCACATAAACATATTTGTCTAAATCTTCATGTTCGAATGCGAAATCTTTTGTAGATCGACTACCAGATATACTGTGTAATGTCAAATCTGGATCTGACTTTATTACAGCCCTTGCTGCAGTTGCATATTTTATTCTTTCTTTTGCTGGTAATATTATCTGTATACCAACTTTAGATCCATTATGTTTTTTATCTCTTGGATCTAATGCTACTTCTCCACTCATTGAAGATATAGAATCATCAATAAAACCTGTCAATTCAACAGCATGTTTATCTTCATCACCACCAATTAAATCAGGCGCTTCTTGTAATAAAGATTGCCATGTTAGATTGGGATCTTCGGTGAGGGCTGAATTGTGTCTAACTGTATAGTCAGTCTTGAATTCAAGTGTGGGAGATGTTTCTGTAAGTTTGTCTGACTTACTTACTTGTGGTTCTTGGGTTGTGTGTTGGCCAAAAGTCTTCATAAACAGTATTTATGTTTACTTTATTTTTGAATTCTATGCTTAGTCAAGAATTCGTCAATTTCAGCGATCGCTGTGACTAATTCTTCTTGTACTTTCGGTTCTTTGTGGTCTTTTTTGAGCTTAATCAATTTCTTCTTCAAATCAACTTTCTTGTTGAGAAGTTCTATTAGGGGTATTTGTTTTATAATCCCTTTATTTTTAGTCACAGAGGTCATTTAATTGTTTTATTGTTTCATCAGCAGTAGTATGTAGTATTCCGATTCCACCAGCTTCTACCCAACACTCAATGTTTCTAGGTCTATCATCTATCAATATGGCTTTACTATGAGCAAACGCCGCTTTTTGACTACCTTTGAATGTAGGTATTATGATCCAATGATCAGTACAATACTCTTTAATCCAATCGATTTTATCTTTAATGACAATAGTTCTGTTAATAGTTCCGGCTGCTGTTAATATCTCAGTATGTATACCAGAGTTAAGAGCCCAATCAACTAATTTCCATGCATCAGGTAAAGGTTTTAGTCTTCTAAACAAGTGTTTAGA